GGTATAAAAACAATAAACTCCACCGGGAAGATGGGCCTGCGGTTGAGTATGCTGATGGTAGTAAGCAGTGGTGGATAAACCATAAACAGTACCTCACAATTCCTAAATGGGCTGCAGCACTCTTTAAATACAAAGGCCTAACTCGCGAAACCTTAAAAGATATGGGTCGCGACTATAATACTCTTCTCAACACAGTTATTAAATGGATGAAGAGTAAATATGGAAAATAACGATTCCCGCGTCCCCAGCCCGGACTTTTTTGGCCACGGCCACGAGTGATCCAGACCCTTGCTATCGATAATATTATAAAGAGTGTCCTGAACAACAGTGATTACTCATCAGTTACTCACGCAACCGTTGCAGTTGGGCTGCTTGCTCGTGGGCGGCTTGGGTTTTGTATTACCTAAGCATCAGTAATTTGGTGTCTAATGGAATTATATATCATGTTATTGATATCTGCTGTGTTGGTTAATTTATTCTTTTTTGCTAAAACTCTGTAATAAACTATCATACTGCCAAAACGCTCATCCGAGACATGTTTGTAGTATGGTGCAATATTAGGTACAATTTCCGGTATATACTTTTTGTATAGCTCTTTTACCTTAAGTATGGCATATCTATCAGTAGTGTTCTCTATTCGTTTGAGAGTTTTAATGGCGTCCTTTAGAGGAATTTTTTCAAGATATATTTCTAATGCTATATCCTCACCATGCTTGGAATATTGATATTGATGAACTACTTCATGGTAAACAACATAAAGCAGATAATCTAACGGTCCATGAAGAACAGTACTACTAATTATACAACAGTCAGTTTTACTTATTCCTAAAGCCCCTCTTAAGGGTTCAAACTTTATTGCGGGGCATCCTGATAATTCTATAAAACTTTTTATTTCTTTTATAATATTGTCTAACGGGGATGTGCTACGATCCGCCCAAAGTTTACTATATCTATCTTTTATGGCGCTTAAAAAAAGGTCTATACCCTCTACAGCAGAGTCTATATCTCTGCGCTCCACAACTAGATCATATTGTTTTAATAGTAAACTATTTTCCTCTTTAGTGATAGTATACATACTATAGTTATTTATAATATGTAATACAATTAAGTGGAGAGAATAGACCTCCAGTCAATTGACTTTGAATAAAGAAGAGGATCCGGTAATCCTGCATCAATAAATCCCTTTAGTCTTAAAGAACATGCAGTGCATTCACCGCACGCTTTTTCTTTACCCTCGTAGCATGTCCATGTTTTATCATATTCAACCCCTAAATCTAACCCCTTCTTAATTATATCACTCTTACTCATTTCAATGAGCGGGGCGCTAATTGTTATTTTATTTCTTCTATTGAGAATGTTTACCTTATTAACAGCCTCTAAAAACTCCTCTGATCCATCCCAATAGCCTGCAACAGAATCCGCTTGAGCTGCACCATAAAAAACTTCATGTGCACCAAAAGTTTCTGCGGCCGCTGATGCTATGGAAAGTAACATCATATTCCTAAACGGTACGTAGTTTACTGTTTGAGGGTCACCCATCACATCTTTTGCCCGCGCAACAGCTATATCATTATTTAATAATGAGGACTGTGTGGCAATATCCTTAAAAAAGGTTACATCGACGGACTTTAATACTACCTTTTTAAGTTTGCTAGCGTGATATTTTGCATATTCATACTCCTTAATATGCCTCTGACCATACTTAAAAAATAATGCTAAGACCTCGTCATACTCCTTACAAGCCTGATACAGGAGTACGGTACTATCCATGCCTCCAGAAAAACTAATTACACATTTCGACATTATTTTTCTAATTCAGTAACCAGTTTGCTAAACATTTCCCAGATACTATTTTTTACAGCATTTTCACCACTTTTCTTTACTATAGCATCTAACACCTCCATAGGAACCTTGGTAACCAGTAGTTGTTTATTGTCATCATTAACAATTCTTAATTCAAGATATAGTTTTTTCATATACAATATATATTAACTATTTTCCTTTATTACTTCCACTGAAGTACTATTTAGATCTGAGGTATCTTTAGACAGATTATCGCTCTCGTCTGGTATTTCTTCATCTGTAATATTACCATAAGCCCACTTAAGATTAATAGCCTTTTCAAGTTCAGGGAGTATTTTATCCCACACTGATTTATTTTTACGCCAATTTTTGTAGTAACCTATTTTTTCGCCATTAGGGAATTGATAGGTAGATCCGGTCTGAATAATGGAGCCAAACCCTACAGCTAAATCAAGAAGACCGTAATATGTATCGAGCCCGGATTTAAAGCTGAGATACATTTCAGTCTGCAGATATTGTTGAATAAACCTGTTTTTAACGGTAAGAGCTCTTAAGATCACCCCCGGGTAATTGCGCTGACCGACTACCAACTCACCGTCCGTCGTCTTTCCTTCATCTGACTTTTCAGGTTTACGGGCAAGTTGTACTGTAACCGACGGTAAATATACTACACTCTTACCGCCGGGCTGATTTTTAATGATAGATTCATACATAGCCCCCGGGTCGTCGTAAGTATGATTTGTACATATAAAAGTTGTTTTGGTATAAGCTGATAGCTGGGTGCAAGTTCTTAGAAGAGTTTTAATAGATCTCGCCCGCGTTCCCATATCCATAGAAGTATTTTCCTTATCCATCCTATTAATGCTCAGTTCATTTTCTAAATTACCTAATGAATCAATAGCTATAATAAATTTATCTTCTACACCTTGCTCTTTAGCTTTGGTTAAAAATTTATAAATAGAATTCCTTGTTTGTTCTATACTGAAGCACGGAACATATTTTACAGCGCTTGTATCTAAACCTAAATTTTCAGCTGTACTTTTATTGATAGCGTTTTCGGTATCAAAAATTACAGGAATAAGACCTTGTTTTTGTGCATTAGCAAGGGTCTTCATTATAATATACGTTTTACCCGTCATCGACTCACCACAAATCATAGTAAGTTTATTTCTTGGTATACCTCCATATAATGAGCCGCTAATAATTGCATTAAGAGGCATCGAACCTGTATCGATCCACCCGTTCGATTTAGATATTGTATTTTTATCTAAAAAAGTAGCATACGGATTAACACTATCAATTGCAACTAAAATTTTTTCAATCTCTTTGTCCATATATCATATAATAAAGATAATATTATATATTTCAACACAAAAAAACCCTCTCGTGGTCACGAGAGGGTATACTGCTTAATTAATTTTTTTTATTCGTCAAATAACTTAATAACTTTAGGTTCCCCTTGAGGTGGGGATATTTCCGTAGCAGGAGCAACCTTTCTGTTAAGAATATTATTATATTGGGCAACCAACCGATCATCTAGTTGGAGATTAGTATTGATAGTAATAGAGTCTTTTCTAAATAACCAAGTTACCGGTCCTTCATTTTTGACAAATTCTTTAAAAAATAAAGGAATACTCTGTACATTAAGTTGTCCTTGCGGAGTGGGTTGGACGTAGATTTGTGCCGGGTCGTCCACGTGAAGATGCAGATCATCTTCTCCGCTTATCTTACCATAGATTGTTCTACCCGTCTTATCAATAAAAACAATTAGAGAATTATCCATATACTATATATTATATAATTATACTTAAAATTCAACCCTATATTTTTAAAAGATCAAATAAATCTGTTTGAGCAGTCATAGCCGGAGATTTTAATTTCCAACCTACAGTCTCGTAAAAACGATCCATAACAGAGTAAATAATTTTTTCAAACATTTTTTCCCTATCTGGCTCGAGATCATCTTTAAATTCTTTAGGAAGATAATACTTGTAGCCTATAACGCTTAACCCAAATTTATTAGGCTGTTTCAAATAAAAATATCTAACCTTATCGCCTGATGATAGCGTTTCATACTGATTAGTAATACCGTATCTCTCTAATAGATTATTATAATAATATGCGGCCTTAACATGAACGGGCATACCTTTTACTGTTTCGAAACCATTCGATACATCGGCATACTTTTCATACCCGTTAATTCCCATTACAAACGCTATATCTTCTATGGGCAACTTCTTAAAAATATCATATGTCTCAGTAAACACACCGTTTGTTTTGTTTTCACTTTGAGTTGTTAACATTGTTTCAATAATCTTTTTTACATAAGGCTTGACAGGTTTAGGCATTGTAGTTCTGACTACCTCTACACCAGTATACTTAAACTTATTGCACGGAATACCTTCATTATCCAATACATGAATGACATAACGTTTTTTTTGTAAAAAAAGACCTACATCAGCAATAGCCTCTCTCTTAAAAGCTAACCTGCAATCCTTGGACCGCAATACCCTGCTGCCCCACTCTTTGATACTGGTATTGAGCGTATCTTCTATACGTTGAACAATTTCATAGTATTCTTTAGTAATATTACCCTCTTCGTCTTTAAGTTTAATATTTAAATTATTCACAACCTGCTTAATACTAACATATGAACTATCAGTATCGTTGTAAATGATAGGCGATTTTTTTCGTACATCTTCATCAGTAGTTTTACCATGGGTTTTGATAAAGTCTATAAGAAATTCATTCGATTGCTTAATAACTGCCTGGCCTGTAAGTGTGATTGAGCGTGCAATATCGTCGTCACCTAAAGATGACTGCTTGTTGCCGAAATAGCCGTAAATTGAATTAATGAGAATTTTAATTGTAAATTGTTGTATGTTGAGATACTCAATTGTTGTTTGCAACTTTTTATACTCTTCGCTATTCTTTTTTAGCTTTAACTGTTTTTGTTTAGCAGCTTTTAACAGAGCTTTAATTTCCACGCGTTTTTGATAATATGAATCAACAATCTCCGGTACGATGCCTTTTTTCTTTTGTGAAAAAAGAACTAGCGCCTTTGATATTGATATCTCTTCGCTTTCAACAAATTTTAAAAATTTGTGCGGTTCTAATTTATATGTTTCACCATTAACGTGCTTGATTACTATTTCTTTATCAGATTTACTTATAATTTTACCTACTTTTGTCTCTGGCGATAAGTTCAATGATATCATTACGTTGGGGTACAGACTATTTGCATCAAAAGAAATGATGTGTTCTTGAAAGCCTTTTTGCGGCTCACCAACGTATGCACCTTCATTTTTACCGTCCCCTGCGTCACGAATGAATGTGGGTATACGCAGCTCTTTATGTCTGGCTCTAATAGCACATAATCCGGTAATGATTGATAGAGAGCCTAGTGCTGATTCAAACGTGGTACACCCTGCATAAGCTAACATTCTAAGTAATTCGAGATATTTCAGCTTTTTCTCTAATCTAATAAGTAGATTGACATCTTGAATATTATAATCAACAAAAGTCTTCCAGTCCGAGTCAGCTAATTGGGCAAGATTTTGATCACCATAATCAATCTTATTCTCACCCAACTCAATCTCGCCTATAGTATCAAGCTTATAGCTTTCTCGCATACTCATACAAAAGCGCTTATAAATATCCAGATAATCAATACAAGCTATGCCGTCTATATGATATCTTTTTTGTTCCTTACCAAACTTACCTAATATGGTCCTAAAGTATACCCTACCGACAGGTGAGAGCTTGTTGGCTTTATTTTCACCGAGAACATTATTGATACGATTTATAAGATATGGTATATCGAAAAACTCACTATTATAACCCGAAAGGATGTCGGGTATATCCTTTTGAAAAAATTCAATAAATTTTTCAAGTAATATTGCCTCCGTGTCGCACCTAATGTAAGTAACATTTGGTTGAGTAGGCTTGTAGCTATTATTTAATCCCCATGTAGTGAACCTCTCACTTAAACTATCATAAACAGTTATTACATTAATAGTATGGGATGCCTCATCGGGTATAGGAAATGAATCTGGTGAATATGTTTCAATATCTACAAATACCACCCGTATAGGGTACTTAGTTGCTTTATCCGACTCAATATCTTTCCAATACGTATCTACTAAAAACTGCTGAGTCGCTGGTAGATTTTCAAACAACCGAACAACACCGCTATTCTTAATATACTTATTGCGGTCATAATGATTGCGAAACGACACCTTCTTGAGACCTGTGTTGTATATGCTTGTTAAGGTTGAATTAACATTAGTCTCAAGACAAATATATGGTTCGTACGTACTATCATATGATGTCCTGTTGCCACACTCATCCCAGGTGTAGACACGCATCAACTGCTCATTAGGCAAATATACCGCATTTCTATACATGCTCTGTATAGTATAACTGCCCGATGCAAGACTTCAAGGATTATATCTCTTAAGATTAATCCTGCTTTTATTATCTCTTGCTTGAGTATATAGCTCGAGGTAGCAATCAATATTTTTATCTTTCTCGAGAAATCTATCCTCAGCTACTGCTCGAGCATCTCTACTCTGTTTCATGTAGTGAGTTGTAGATTTAATAAGACGGTCAATTTGATCTACCATCTCACTACCGGTAGTGAATCTAATAGGAGCGTGTTTGTACGCTTGAATGTCTTGACAAACAGCCGGCATACCGAAACAACCAGCCTCAATATATTTGAGATCACTCTTAGCATTATTAAAATTATTATTCTGCAGAGGTGCTACCATTATGTTACACTTTAAATCATTAATTGCTTTTGGATATTCGTATAATCTTTTCCATGGATGAAATTCAATCTTACCTGCCTTAACCAGCGGTGTGAGAGGTAGCGGGTAGCCCCCTAAAAAGACCCATTGATATTTGTCAATAGTTTTAGCTATAACATCACGAACATGTGCAAAATCATCGTTTTGATTTGTTCTGTTTTCAACATCAAAATGAGCGCCGGATCCAGGATAAAGAATGCGAGGTTTAATTTTCTTACCCACACAATATCTGTCGTAGATTTCTCTAACTTTACTATCTCTGTAGAGATTACCTATCCACCACTCTGGCGGAAAATTCGGTATAACTGTTATATTTTTATTTCCAGTTTTCTGTATATAATAGTCACGCATGAAATCACATGTAACAGTAACCTCATCACACATAGCCATTATTTCCTGCGAAATTTTTCTTATTTCAGGATTCACAAATGCGGGTTTAAATTTATTATAATCTGGAATATCCTCTGAAAAAATAATATCATCTATTTCATAGATAATTCTAAATGAGTGCTTGCTTGCGAGCTGTCTTAAGTATCGTACAAACTCTCTTTGATGGGGCGTAGCCTGCCTCTGAATTCTAACTGATTTGATACCAGCAAAATAACGCTCGTCTAAATTCATAACCGTAGAGCCGTGTACGATGTGTTTTTGATGAGCATTAAGGAGATGCTCTGGCCAAATCATTCGCCAAAAACCGCATCCGGAGTAATCTGCATAATAATTTAGTGATCGTGTTAAATCCTGTTCCGGCATTTTTAAAGGGGCGGGTGGAGGCGAAAGTATGTGCGCAGGCGGGGGCCCGTATGGGGATGCCGCAAAAGGAGAGTGAAACGGCTTAAGACTGTTGAACGGATCCGGAGAAAACATGTTTAAAATATGTAGTTTAATTGTTGATAAAATCTACACGTCTAGTGACTCCATTATACTTTTCCAGCATAATAATTTCACCGGTAGCAAACTTTATACTCTCTTTTCTGTGACTTATTACAAAAATACACTCTTTATATTTTTCAATTCGCTCTTGAAGTATATCTAAAACAAGTTCGATACCTCTCTCATCAAGGCTTGAGTCGAGCAACTCATCGTAAAGACTAAAATTAAACGTAGTGTCACCTTGTAAGCGCCTGATATCCATAAAAGTAAACAAACAAGCGAGATCTATATTTTTACGCTCTGCACCTGAGAAATTGAAATAGGAGCACATCTTATCCTTATCATTTATAATAGTCTCTTCAAAATACTCATTAAATGTGCACGTACAGTTTGCGTCCATTTTTTTGAGGTAATAACTTAATCGACTATTTAGCAGATGTATTATTTTTTTGATAAGAAAAGACTTTACACCCTCTTCTGATAACACAAACTTAACGTTAGTGAGCAGCTCTAATTCATCTTTACTAACACTTATATCGCTATCTATTGTAGATAGTCTTTTTTTCTGCTCTACCACCAATTCATAAAAGGTATTGCTTTCGCTGTTTGTAGATTTAATCTGACTGTCTATATCGTTTATCTGTAATTTTAGTCTATCTATTTCAAGCATCGACTCTTTATATTGATTTTCAAGTATAGTTAATTTGGAATATTTTGTATCTTCAACAATAATACTTTTTTTAAAATTCTCACAAACTACTTCGTGTTCAGCTATTTTAGAACTAAATTCGTCCTTACTTAAGTTGAGAGATTGTATTTCATTGTGAATTTTTTTAATTTCAGAGGTTATGTGATCTCTATCTTTTTCAGTTATATCTCTCAAGCACATAGGGCATCTATCGTTATTACTATTGACTTTTGAAACAGTCTTACTTAAAGACAGCATTTCCCCCTCAAGACCCGACATTTTATGTTTTAATTCGTTAATGACACCTCTCACTGCAGCTATATTAGCCTCGTGCTCATTTTTTTTAAGTAGCGTATCTCTTTTTTTTGTCGAATAATCTATGTCACGTAATTTTTCGAAATTAATATTTAATTTTTCTAGCTGCTCATAGAGACCTTTTAACCTCTCTTCCAACTCTGTTATTTTTTTGACTTTTTTAGCATTAAAAGTTGCATACTGAGATTCGAGAATAGTTAAACTATTTTGTACCTCGGTCCTCTTACCGAGCAAGATATCAAAGTCTCTCTTTTGATCACTATACTGTGATTTAGCTTCAATAAGCATTTTACTAAAAATTTCTAGATTAAAAATACTTTCAATAAATTTGCGCTTATCCTGTTTCTTTTTACCCATGAACGGTAAAGTATTATTAAGGGTCATTATTACACAATTATCAAATACCTCCTGATTACTGTTGAGTAGATTAGCAACGTAATCGTTGTTATTTTGAATAGTATCGAGAGTTTTATCCTCACCATCTACTATAACACTGACTTTAGATGGGTTGAGAGTTCTTATAACTTTATATTTCGTAGTAGATCTAGTTGTAATAATATCAAAATCTAATACCACTTCGCACCTTCTACCCGTGCAGTCATTATTGACGTTTTCCTTTTTAATGTCTCTTATAGTATTACCAAAAATAGCGAAATTTATAGCATCTGCAATAGATGACTTACCTACCCCGTTACGTCTATCCTCTTTGTCTTTATTATTACCAGTAATTATATTAAGACCGGTATTAAAATTAACGCACACCGGCTCATCTCCAATAGATAGAAAATTTTTAATATTTATCTGCTTAAATTGTATGTTGTTCATTTAGCGAATTGATAAATTTCAAGACACTTGGCATATAACTTGGTTTTAGAAGGCGTGTCTATTTCAAGGAGCTCAACAAACTCCTTCATTATGTCCTCCATATTAACCCCAGCAATATCACAATTTTTATCGTCCGCAATATCTAGTGCACCTGTATTGACTGCGTAGTCGACAGTGATAAATGCCGGTCTAAAATTGGAAATTTTTGTAATAATTCTTTCAACCTGATCAACCTTAATCTTTTTATCAACTATAAGACGAACAATATTACCTTTAACGTTGATCTCGCTAAGCTTAGTACCCTCAATTAATTTAGAGGTTAATATTTTTATGTGTTTCGGGGACAGGGTATTTTCTACGAATTCAGCAATTCCCGTAGTGGTATCGAGAAAATAAACCCCTTTACTAGACCCACTATCACCAAAATCCATTTCAAACGGGTTTCCAACATACGTAATAGCGCCGGTTTCGTATTTTTTATGATCTCGTAAATGGAAGTGACCCGAATAAACATGTCTTGCTTTGGATATAATATCTAAGGAGTCTATACCCCCGTCACAAAGCTTATTTTTATTCATTTTAAATGAATTAATCTCAAGGTGACCGAAGAGATAATCTGTTTTAACGTCCAAGCTACCTCCCCAAGGCACAAAGGCTGCAGTTTTTTTGCCAGGAAACTCCACCACGGTAGTTTCATTAAAAATTGTTAACATATTTCTTCCGCTAAATATATTGAGAGAATTTATTCCCGAATGTTCCTTGTAAAAACTGTCGTGATTACCTGGTATCATTAAAAGATTATATGAAGTCAATCTTTCAAGTAATTTTCTCCCAACGTCGAGCGTATTGACAGCAACCTCATCCCGGTAATGAAAATAATCCCCTAGAAATAGAATAGTATCAACGTTGCGCCTACTTACCTCATTTAAAAACCAGTCACACCATCTCATCGAGACGTCATGCCAAAACGTATGGTTTTGGTGGACCCCTAAATGAAGATCGGAAAAAACAGCAACCTTGTCTGTGTTAATCTTCATTATCCGTATTCTGACCCTCAGTATTTTTTATATAAATATTTTCTTCGTCTATCATTAGGTCGAGATAGAGCTTATCTTTATACTCACCCACACACTCTTGGTATTTTTTTTCCTTTTTAATTCTATTAATAAAGGCATGAAACGCTATAGTAGTAAAATATGAAAATGGCGAAAACCCGGTATTGAGTTTAAATTTTTTATTCTTTAAGGCGGAAAACATTTTAACAATGGCATCACCCACCATTTCATCTTTATAGCTGTAGTTAATAAAATTCGGAGCGTAGCTTAATCCGTTTGCAATTTTTGTTATAGACTCTGCTAGCTTATTACTAATTTTATTAGATTTATAATATAATTTAATCTCTTCCTCGAACTCCTTCGAGTTGACATAATTTTCTTTTTTTTCACTCGGAGATTTCTTTTTTATGGACTTGGATTCGCTCTCGTTCATATAAGATGTCACGCCGCCAGCTATGCTCCATACTATATTTAAAATTATCTGAGATATCAACTATTACGAGTCTTTTCTTGCTTTCATGCAGTCTTAATCCCCTGCCTATCGATTGAATAATTTTTATTTTGGCCTTACCTCCTCCCGCGAAAGCAATGTAGTGTAAATTTTTAATATTAATTCCGGTAGAAAATATTTTGGAAATAGCTATAACAACTACATTTGTATTTTGCTCCACCAATTGCTTCACCTTCTCCCTCTCGTCTACCTGCACCTCACCTTGTATAAAATATACCTGTTTATTGTTACATATCTTCTTACATACGTCATACAGGTTTTCACCGTGCTTAATATAATCAACCATTATAAGAATGTTATTGTCTGCATTATTTGCAAGCTTAGCAATAGTGTTATTTCTAAACTCACTACCTATTAAATAATCCAATTCCTGTCGGTACGGGTTTATATCTGATGAGCGATATAACCGCGTCTTATGATTTAGTTTAAGCTTTAAAACCTTGGCATTGGCTACGTAACCCTCAACCCTCAATTCATAACTATTTTTTTCATATAAAACCGGGCCGATTTTTCCTATAATATTCCATTGATCCAGCTTATCTTCAGGCATTGTACCGGTAAATCCGTACTTGTGGGGGGTCTTTATTTTTTTAATTATTTTATTAACTTTATTACCTCTTCTAATCTTATGTACCTCGTCTACTATTAATAAATCTATATAGTTTATCCATGTAAGATCTGTCTTTGAGCTTTGTAGTATACCTAGATTGGCTATAATAACGTCTGTACTTAAATCCAGTAAATCATCACCCGTCCATTTTGAAAAGGAAAATGGTACGTTATATTCAACAAAATCATTAAAGGTTTGCTCTACAAGACCCCTATCTGGAACAATAATAAGGCCTTTTAGGTTGTTGTCGTAGAAAGTAGTAATGCGAGAAACTAGCGACGCAACAGTAAGGGTCTTACCGCCCGCAGTAGCGAGGACTACTGTTCCTCTACCTGAGATAAGACAGCGTTGTACTATATTACTTTGATACTCTCTTAATTTCAAATTAAGAGGGTACGGTTCAGTGGTAAAGTTGTGCGACCAATTTTTACTGGGTCGAATAATGTTCGTAAGGTTATCGGAACAGTAAATTTTAGAGGTATAAGAAGATGCAGCTAGATATTTTACAATTTCAGGTATAAGACCAGGATCACATCTTCCAGTGGGAGTTATAGCATAATTTCTTCGCTGTATAAAACCGCCGTATCCCCGTTGAAATTTTGCAGCATTATTTTCTTCCGAAAAATGCTCACGAATTTGATCAAAAAAATCGCCTCGAATTATAGCCTGCCCCTGTTTATCTATATCAAAATTCATTAGGTTGTTTCCAGCTTAATTATTTCTACAATGTTTTTAATGTCAAACGTCATGGCAGATAACGTTTTTTTCGTTTCCTCTAAAAGTTCTATTACTAATTTAAGTTCTTTAATTTTATTATCTATTTCAGATAAGAGTTCATGACACTCTATAGTCTTTCCTGCTGCGACTTCAGATAAAGTTATTGGTGACTGTTCTTGAAGTTTTTTTATTAGAGAATCTTTTTTCTTTTTTCTTTCTGTTTCTAATTTTAAAATCTCTTGTTTTGCTCTAATTAACCTACCCACCCATTTGTGCTTAACGGCGGGCAGAGCCATTTGTACGTCTTTCAAATTAAAAGCATCAACCCGAGTATCTACTTTTAATTCTTCTATATAATTATCTAGTGTTGCACCCACTAAATAATATATAGATACTATGTATAGTTTCAAACAATTTTATAACGAAAACAACACAGCGGGCTCGGTGTTCACGAACGGCGCAGTATCTGTAGGCGAAACCGGCAACCAATTTCCAGCTAATAATGACTCAGGCTACGCCCCGGGCGATTATAGAACTCCACTTACTTTTGGGGCTTTTACCAGAAACGGCATAAAGTTGAAAAAACGTAAAATTAGAAATAAATCACCACGACATGTCCAATCCCCGAAAACAAAAAGGAAATAGATTAGAGCGCGAGGTTGCAGAACACCTGACAAAGGTGTTTGGCTTAAATTTTTGCAGAGTGCCTAATTCAGGAGCCTTTGTAGGTGGTAAAAACGAAACACGTAAACAGTTTTTATCGGAAAACCAAATACTCCTCGCTACCGGCGACATTATAGTTCCGGATGAATTAAAACACATCTCATTTGAATGTAAAAATTATAAAACGTTTTCTTTTCACGGTTTATTTACCTCAAATCTCCTCCTTGAAAGCTGGATTGAGCAGGCTAAAAACCAGGATAAAAAGTGGTTTTTAATATTTAAAATTAATAGAGCTGGAAAATATGTAGTGTACGAAACTAAACATAAATGGTGCTTACCCAATGAAAGTGTAATGTACTACAAGGATTGTTCTATATGCACTATGGATGGTTTTTTTGAAAAGAATAAAGACAATATATTGAGTAATTTATAATTTTATATACTTTGTCTTACATGGATACGGACAAAATAGACCAAGGTCTTTTAACAGTAATAAATTTTTCTTCTCTGTATGTAACCAGTATTGAGGCTGAATTTCTCAGCGATCTAACAAAATACCTACCTAATACCACAGAAATAACTGCAGATGTAAGGCGACTATTATATCACCACGTAATATACGGCGTCTGCGAAGCTGTTAAAAAGGATTCTTTTGGACCGAGATGTATAATTTATTTTTGCGCTACAGATTTGCTGTGTACGCGGACCTGTGATGCTCTTAGCGCAGGGGTAACGGACACATTCAACAAAATTTTGAAAGATATACGCAATAAACTACCAATTAGAGTTTATCAAACAAAAACGCCCTTTGAATACTATATCTTTTTAAAATCGAATAACAAAAATAGAGGAATTAGCATAATGGAAGACTTGGTATTATACGCCTGTAAAGACCAGCCACAGTATACGTTCAATAAAATTAAAAAATACGCATCAAAAAAAGGCTTAACTTTTCTAAATCAGAATTATTTTAATAACATAACCAGCAGAATGTTAATAGCCAGATAACTAAATATTATTATATGCAGTCAAAATTTTGGAAGATATACAGAGAGTTTGTAACAGAACAGCAAGATCCTGAGCAACCTCAAGCTGTGGCAAGCATAGAAGGCGGAGCACAGCAACCGGACGCAAGCGCACCAGCAGCCGCCGAACCGGCAGCTAACAATCAACAGGACATAGACAGCCAGGCACCAAACGATCAATTAGACACCTCGGGTTTCGTAACTTTAGTTCGTCTTTTAAAGATAGCATTTGTCGTACGGCCTAAAGAAGAGGACGCGGGCAATATTATGGATATAGGCGAAATCAATGGCGCTAATGTTTATGATAAGTTTCGCACAATATTGTCTTTAATTAAAAAATATAACCCGGATATTGATATTGACATGTCTCTTAATCAGACACCTAAATGAAATTTAAAGATTATTATATAAAATTAAAAATTCAACAAAGAAGAAAAAAGCTAAAAATGCGTAAACTACAAAGAGAGTCGCGTCCTTTAACAAGCAGCTTTTCCCTGAAAAACTACACTGATGCCAATAACTATATCAACAGACCGTCTATGGGTAATTTGCCGTCCTTATATACCTCAACTTACTAAAGTTTGAGTAGAAATAGTCGCAACCTGCGCCCTACCAGTAGACTTAATAAAGGTAAAATAACTACAAACAAAAAAATTACGCATGATGTCTTTTAGTAAGTTTTATGAACAAGAAGTTATTAGCTCTGTTGAGCCTATTTTTATAGAGGGTGTAGGGCAGCTATCGTGTAAGGTTGATACCGGCAACGAAAGTCATAACGTTCTACACGCAGTCAATATATCAAAAATTGGCGATAGTAAAATCAGATTTTTATCAAACAATAAAACCTTAGTAAAAAAATATCTGGGTACAATTAACATACATACAGGATCGGGTCACGAAGAGGAAAGATATATCGTACCCTTCAACTTAAAATTTAAAAGTAAATTTTACGAAAATATACCCTTCACTTTAGCCGATCGAAGTCAAACAGAGTTTCCGGTTTTGATGGGAGAACCGTTTTTAAAAAAAATTTACGCAGTTGTAGACGTCAACAAACCTCAGCTCTTATCCTCACATTCGTCTCAACCGCTCGGTTACCCGGAAGCGGTTGAAGGCCGGTTACATTCTCTAGCAATGAGTGATCAAGCAGAAAGATATGCCTACAGAGATTTGGAAAGCATTTATGAGAGAGAAGTCTTGAATGAAAAAAGGAAAGAAAGACTTCTTCCGATAAAGATGGCAGTTATGATCCAAGGTGTGGCAGAGGGCCAACTCCTCAAAGTTATTAAATAACGGAAGATTTGCTGGCTTTCGCAAACTCTACAAATTTATAAAACTCAGCTCGTGATTGATCATTATTATCTAAAAAAGCACCAGTCATACGAGCTGTTCTCATGGTAGAATTATGACCTATACCTCTATGCGAGCAACAGGTATGATCTGCCTCAAGGACTACTGCGGTTCCTTTATTACCTACGCATATCTTATCAACATGTTTGGAAATTTGACCTGTTAAATTTTCTTGTACTTGCGGTCTTCTTGCATAAAACTCTACTATTCTGTTAAGTTTAGAAAGACCTATAACTTTACCCGTTTTAGCCGGTATGTAAGCTACGTGCGCCACACCGCTAAAAGCTAAATGATGATGAGAGCACAAAGAGAGTAATTTAATATTGGTTTGACACACTATACCATCGTATCCCTCAAGATTATCAAATGCAGTAATTTTAGGTGAATGGCAATAGCACCCAGAAGCGAGATCATTTACAAAGGCCTTGGCTACCCTGCGAGGAGTATCACTGGAGTTAGGATCGTTTCTCCAGTCTATTTCTAGGGCATCCAAATAAGCTCCATATGCTATTGCAGCTTTATCAATAATTTTTTGCTTTTCCTCTTCCGTTCTCGGAAGATTGCCGTTAGCAAATTGTAGCTTTTCACACTTTAAATTCATATAAATTAATATAACAATATAATAAAGGGTATCAACTAATAAATAATTGTACATGCAGTTTGATTTAATTATACAGGAAAATTTAAGAAACGCCCTTAAATTAATTAGAGTTAAGGTTGACCCTATATTTTCTTCATATCATAATTTTAAAAAGGTAGCTTCCTATGAGGGATACTTTTTAGAAGAAACGCCTGAAATTATTAAAATAATGGTATCAGAGCCATCCCTTTCTGTAATCGACATACCTAAGCTAACGATAGTTAGTCCGCAAATATTAGAGAAGTTCAAGCACTATATTCTCGACCAGCTGAACATCCCGGAAGAAGATTCACTGTTTGGTCAGATATCTAATAGTACCTGTCTTAAGGATATAGAAGTATTTTTAAAACAATCAGGCCATAAGGATGTAGATCTTATAAATATATACAGAAATTATATAGAGCATGTTTAGGTCTATTAAAACATTCAAAGACCTCGTTGGTATATTAAGCGAGCAAAACAGCCAAGCTGCTGCAGCTCAAAGACAGTCTGCGCTCCAAGCTAAAGGTGTAGCTCCAGGAGACGCAGTCCGGCCGGGAGTTAGTACACCTACAGGAAGAGCAGGCAATTTGCTCACTAAAATTGACCCCACTACTTTGGCTGCTAAAATAAGATCAGTTGAGACTGGTGGTATATTTAAATTTTTAGGCGACACTCTAACTGCAATGAGCATACAAAAGCTTCGTGAATTTAATTTTAAATCACAGTTCCCGCGAGGCTGGCCTAAGAAGGGTTCTAAATTTATTTATATACCTGTGGTAAATGCTTTGAAGGGAAGCAACAAACAAGGTATAGAGGGAGTGGTAATTAGCGATAGCGTTGCTGGTCAAAATTTAATACTTAATATTGATTTTCCCAACTCGAGTGTGGGGGGTTCTATTAACCCTCAACAAAATAATATGAAATACGCCAAACGCGTAGTAGCTACAATCAATACTCAAATGAAAGATAACCCCAATTTTAGTATGAGCGCTTGGGAAGTGCAAGACATAATACCCGGTAAGGGAGCAGTTCGTGACCCTGAAAACTCAGCTCACTACCAGAGGCCCCTCACATACGACGTAACTACTTCTAAATTTACATTTGACCAAGCGGGTTCAAACGATAGCAGTGCGCCCAGTAGTGCGAGCAAGACTCCGAAAGGGACCACCCTCACCTTATCAGTAAACGACCTTAAAACTAAGTATAAGGTAACCAACCCGGTGAAAAATGTAGTATTTAGATTCAAACCCATGCCCACATCAAGCGAAGTAGAGGCCAAAATTATCTCCGATCCGATATCTGTAGACACCAATACAGGTAGCAAAATAGACGTTGTAATAGTACAAGTGGTAAAATAGTACAAACCTAACATAAATAATTATATGAAGATATGTGATAGTATTCTCGCAGAAAAATACAACGAAGTTTTAGGTTATAAAATGTTGGTAGAGAAACCGTTTGGTTTTTTTGACAAAATCGGAGCTAAAATAGGTAGTGCGCTTGGCTCGCAAAGTTCAGCCGCCAAGTTAGATGCGGGTAACCTGCTTAATAGATATTATCAATCTTTTAAAGAATATTTAATTAAAGGTAATCTTAATACTAATACCGTAACAAACCAAATTTTCAAAAATTATTTTAAAAAAGCATTTATAAATGTTGAAAAATCCCCCACCTGGCAAAGTATTCCCAGTGGATCTGATAAAAAAAGCAATCAACCGGTTGCAGATATAGAAAAAACATTCAAGAAAATAATTGGTGAATGGAATTTGTATAAGGACGATGCATCTAACCAAACACCTGAAGACAGCAATCAAACTACAATTCAAGACCCAGCAACACCTGCAACGCCACCGGATGGAAGCCGTAGTACGGCCAGGAACCAGGGAGGGGGCAGCGGAGCGCGGGGCGGGCGGACGAATTCGAACCGACAACCAGTAATAAATATCACGCTTAATAACGCCTTGAATGACGTAGTCTCTACACTGGGCGGGAAGGCGAATGGCGCGTCATTACTTGACCGTATAAAGAAACTTTCTGCCAAACAACTTCAAAAATTAAAGGCTGATATTGAGACGCTTGAAATTGCTAAAGACAAGATTGAGAAAAAGCCCTCAATGGCTACCATACAGGCTGGGCAAGGAAATGTAAAACAAGGAAAGTAAAACCATAATTTTTTTCAAATGAACCAAGAATTCGATAACCTCGTTAACAGCGTCCTCAATGAAGAGTTCGGCAAAAAAACTGCCTACAACCCTGGAGATAACATAGAGTGTCCGTTCCTTCTTCGAGATTCTCTAGCAGAAAAGGGCATCCAGGTTAGTGATGCCGATCTTACCACACTCTACGACAAGTACAAGAATAAGCCTTACGCTGATGCTGAAAAGGAAGTAAACAGCGCTCGCTCTAAAAAAACCAATAACTCCCTTAATCCCTACGGTCAAATGGATCCACAAAATCCTACGTATAGAGAAACTAAAGTAAGTCCACTAGAAACTTCTATGTACTAGTTTTTTTAAAAAAAACTCTTTTTACAGTTGACTTTCTTGGACAATCAATTAAATAATTATGTGGTTGGGATTAAGCCGCCCACCCTAAAGGGCTTAAGACTCTTATTATAAGATAATCTATTATATCTTGCAAAAAAGCGGATTTACCTAAATAATTTTATGTTCGACACCAATATACTGAGTAGATTCTACTCAAAAGCGACACAAGAAGAGAAGACTCTCGTCGAGTCAGCTCTAAAAGATAAGAACTATACCATCGCGCGCGAGGTTATAGATAAGGTTATTGGAAAAGACATTACGTCAGATATGCAACTTCTGGTGGAGATACCCAAGGCTCCTCCCGGTACTTTAATTTTTGGTTGAGATTTCATGAATAACATCTACATTTGTTATCATGAGTTTTATAAGTACGAAAATAATCGAACTAGGTTCGTGTGCATTTCGTCAACCGCGCGCAATACACTCCCACTGTAAGTTTATTCACGGCTACAGGCTCCAGGCTAAATTTTGGTTTAGTGCTTCCTCACTAGATGAACGGAATTGGGTTGTGGATTTTGGTGACCTCAAGGACCTCAAGTCAGTTTTGCAGAAACAATTCGATCACACATTGTGTATTGCAGGCGATGATCCGCTTTTAGAGTATTTTGAGAAACTTCATTCACTAGGTGGTTGTGACTTAAGAGTAATGCCCGGCGGCGTAGGCATAGAGCGTACTGCAGAATGGTGCTATCAAGCTGCCGATTCGTTAATTAAACAAAAAACGTCAGGTAGATGCAGATGCGTGAGAGTAGAGGTATGGGAACATGAGCAAAACTCTGCAATCTATGAAGGTCTCGTTGAACCTGTTTTGAATGGTACGAGAGAAGCAACCGAACCAACTACCTCAACGCCAGCGTCAACGCAACCTCCTACTGCTGTGTCACCGCAAAACAATAAAACAACGATACCTGCAAAAGTAGGTAATACGGTTTCTAGTGGTTGGTCCAATCCTTTCGCAGGAACCACATGGGGAACCGATCGTCCGGGTTCTGCTATATGACATCAAAAGAAGATGTGTTGGAGAAGTATGGTATTAAGATAGGAGTGGACTGCTCCGGAGGAGCCTCAGCAAGACAGCTGGTACATAACAAAACAGGGTGTCATCCACAGGCAAACAACCGAAGCCGATGTTTACATTAACCACACGCGAGATTTACAATGAAAATCGACATAGTGACATTTTCGTGCGACAGCACCCCTATTTACTCTGATTTTTGGAACCCCATTTCCAAATTTTGGAGGACCAAGTTTGGCATTCATCCTGTTCTGCTGTATTGTGGAAACAACCACATAGACCTATCCGAAGAATACGGCACCGTTCACCGCGTTCCAAGTGTGAACGGGGTGGCTGATTATCATTCTGCTACATGGGGTCGATTTTGGATCACCAAAAAGTACCCTGACGCGGTTTGTCTGACGGGAGACATAGACATGATACCGCTGTCCAAGAGGTTCTTCTTGGATGGTGTTGAGCAGTTCACCGAAGATTCGTATATTCATCTGAATTCTGGTTGGTATTACGGAAACGATGCCACTGCTTGGAAAAAAGAATTCAACATCATATCGGCATATTATCATCTCGCCACCGGAAAGATGTTTCAAGATGTTTACGGATTCGAAGACAATTTTGCTGATGAGATGCGTAAATTTGAATCCGGGGATTACAACGGGAAGAACAAGGGAGTAGGTGTTGGATACGCTCCTCTCCGGGATGTTGCAAGCCACCTGAAACACGCAAGCAGTGAAATGGGTGGAAAATGGGGTCAGGACGAATTGTATTCCACTGACTTGATGCGAAAGTACTTGAGCAGGGGGGGAAAGATTGTTACGGACACCAAGATAGATCGTAGCCAGAGAATTGATCGCAGCCATTGGCAATACTATCCACAGGCAGTGTTTGAGGACGCTCACTATGTGGATTCGCATTTGCTTCGCCCTTATAGTGGTGATGCAAAGAAGCACATAGATTTTCTGATGCACCTTGTTCCATGACCACTGTAGACGCACACGAAATCATAAGATCACAAAACTTCATCCCTAAGTGTGATTTTTGGTTTGCCATCACCGCTGTATCCGACAGTGTTAAGCAATCAGAATCCACGCAGATGGTTGTTCGCAGGAGTGATGTTTTTGGAGACTACATCAATTGGTTTGATGTTTCTGCTCTTACTCCAAGATCAATTGTGTTCTGCAAATTTGACTATTTGCAGCACCTTGTGCAGTATCTGCAACCCAAGAACCGCAAGACTCCATTCACACTCCTCACAGGTCAGAGCGACTACACCATAACTGATTCTGCTTTTGATTGGGTTCGTTCTAAGATTCCTGTGTCTTGGTGGGGTTGCAACAACGAATGCACGCGGGCACATGGTGTTCCACTTGGAATAGCAGATGATTTCTGTACTCTTACCGTAAAGAGCAGTTTCGAACAGACCAAGGCAAATGCGTTGCTGTATGTGAATCACCGTACAGAAACCTTTCCCGGTGTGCGAAAGCCGCTGTACTCTCTTTTTTCGGACAAGTCGTGGGCAACCGTTCGTGATCCTATGGAGAAAGGAAAGATGGAGGAATACAGAAGCGAATTGTTGAATCACAAATTCATTCTGTGCCCTCGCGGAAACGGTGTGGACACCCATCGAATGTGGGAAGCACTGTATTGTGGGGTGATTCCTGTCGTGCAGAGGCATGAAGTCCACTCATTCTTGGAAGGAAAACTTCCAATACTATTTGTTAATTCGTATTACGATGTGACAGAAGAACTGCTGAACAAAACATACACCCAATACAGGACACAGAACTGGAACACCGAAATGCTGAAGGTGTCTTGGTGGCTTGATCTGATGAGGAACACTGAAAATGACAAAACCGGTTCCTAAAGTAATATATCAAACATGGATTTAACAGGAACTATATGGATGATAAAAAATTTATAGTTAATTGAAGCTTATTTTAGTTTTTTAATTTTATTAACGATATACTTAAGAATTTTACTTCTTACTATATCATCCTCGGTAAACTTGAAGGATTGTATGCCGTTCTTTTTAGACGGTTCATCGTCAAATGCTTCAAAAATAGTTTTAAAACAGGATCTGTTAATATCTGATTGTAGCGTATCACCAATAATAAACATTTTACAATTTAAACCGAATCTCGTAAGAATGGTTATTATTTCACTTATTTCTAAATTTTGCGCTTCGTCTACGATTACTACACTATTTTTAAAGGTCGATCCTCTCAAAAAATTAACCGGGGTACATTTAACGTAGCCGTTTTCAATTAAAGAATCCGCCACCTGGGTAGTAATTAATTCATCGCACTTTTCTAAAAAAGGTATAATCCAGGGTTTAAATTTCTCGTCTACCTCACCTGGTAGTGCACCGAGTTTCTTCGTAGCTGATTCAACAATACTTCGTACATATATAATGCTGTCAATTTGCTTTTGTTGAAGCATTTGTAGTGACACATACACTGCACAGAAAGTCTTGGAGCTGCCAGCAGGTCCATCGCACAAAATTATTTGAGTCTCGCTTTTTTGCGATATTTCTAAAAAGTTTACTTGATTTTCTGTAAGCTTATATGGTTGCTTAATAAAAAACTTTAACCCCAGATCGGTCTCTACTACGGGTTTTTGTTTACTCGCTCTTCTGTCGTTTTCTTTTTTTTTGGGCATCTAATAATATTTATTCTTTACTTTTTCAATCTATACAATATATTTTTTTATATGAACGACGTTAGCATTTATTTAAGCGATGATATGATTTTTTATACAATAGAGGGTGAGGGGAGGTATGTGGGTTATCCGTCTATCTTTATGAGACTCTCTATGTGTAATCTTACCTGTATAGGATTTAAAAGCGAGGATGCGCCTTATGGTTGCGATAGTTATGTAAGCTGGTCGGTCAAGAATAAGCACACAATAGAGAGTCTTTATAAGATATTTGTAGATAAAGGTTATATTGAACATCTCCGCAAGGGAGCTATATTAAAACTAACTGGAGGCGAACCCTTAATTCAACAAAAACAATTGTTGGCATTTATTAGATATTTCGCGGTGAAGGAAGAGTTTGTTCCTAATATTGATTTTGAGACGAACGGCACTCTAATGCCTGACTCAGACTGGCATCTTGTATTTAATGCTACGTTTACTGTTTCTCCTAAGCTAAGTAATAACGGAGACCCGGAAGAGAAGCGGTACAAGCCTGAAGTGTTATCATACTACCAGGGTATTAATTCGTGTTTTAAGTTTGTAGTACGAGGAGATCGGGATATCGAGGAGATTAAAGAAAAGTACATGAACAAGGAGATTGGCATTACTAGAAATCAAATATGGCTAATGCCTTGCTGCGGGTCACGCCAAGAGCAAAATGAGGTCGCTGGTAGTGTGGCTGAGTATTGTAAGCTGTTGGGTGTTAAGTTTTCACCTAGACTCCACTTAATGATTTGGGACAAGGCCTTAAAAGTTTAATAAATATATATTGTGAGTAAATTTAATAACATATATAATCTAGTATTAGAAGGTAGTGATTTAGCTTACAAACCGGTGCCACTGCCATATAAATTTAATGATTTAGAACCGTTCATAGATGAAGAGACTATGAGTCTCCATTATAATAAGCACTATAAGGGGTATATAAAAAAACTTAACAATGAGATATCGGGATCAACTCCTATTGTACAAGTTATAGAAAATATTAAAAAATATTCTGATAAAGTAAGAAACAACGCGGGTGGTTACTACAACCATACGCTATTTTGGTCGTATATGACACCGCGCGCCACCTCCCCCTCTGATGAATTAGTAAAGGCAATTAGCTCTAAATTCACCTCACTCAAAAACTTTAGGGAGAAGTTTATTGAAAGTGCCTTAAGTTTATTTGGTTCTGGGTGGTGTTGGGTGGTAAAGAAAAATAACAAACTTGAGTTAGTACATACCTCTAATCAAGATAACCCGTTAATGACTAGGCAGGGTAAACCTATATTAGGTATAGACGTATGGGAGCATGCGTATTATAAAAAATACGGGCCTGATAGAGAGAGATATATTGAAAACTTTTTTAAAGTTATTAATTGGAATAATGTAAGCAATAACTTTATTAGTTGATTATAAAATTTATTTGTCTAACTAATAGTAATGCGAATTGCAATTTCAGGTTCACAATGTTTGGGAAAGACAACACTCTGCAATGATATCCTTGACACGTGGAAGACCTACAAGAAGGGCCCCGCATCTTTTAAACAACTAATTAAAGATAATAACATACCGCTTAATAAGGAAGTAACTAAAAATGGACAACAGCAAATTCTCCAAGCTCAATATAAAGACGTCAGAAATTTTAAATCGGGCGATAAGGTTATTTTCGACCGGTGTCCTCTTGACAATATTGTGTACTCTCTTTGGTCTTTTGATAAAGGCAAATCTGATATTGATGAGAATTTTATTAAGGATTCTATAGAGATAGTAAAAGAGGCGATGAGATATATTGATGTCGTTTTTTTTATTCCCATTACCAAAGCCTCTCCCATACAACTCGAGGCACGGATCATGCGAGAAATAGATGAAGAATATATTACTGAAATAGACCATCTATTTAAAGCGATATCGTACCAGCATGGGAGAAATGAATGCTCCTTTTTCCATAAGGGTGATTCGCCGCCCATTATCGAAATATTTGGATCAAGACAAGAGAGAATTGAGCTTCTTAAATATTATCTCAACACTGACGGTGATTTGGTGGAGACACAAAGCTCGGTGTTAGATTTAGAAAATTTACACGCGGCTGAGCAACTTCTGAGAGAACAAAAAGAGGCGTTTGTTGAAGAAAACAAACTAGATTTAATTAAAAAAGGTATTATAACTAACAAATATACTAAATAATTATGTGAGTTATAATAACGAAGTAAATTTAATTTTGGAAAAGTTTAGTAGGGTTAAACTTAGCGAGGACGACGCCCCTTCACTCGGCTTCGAATTATCAGACCGTTTTATAAATGAGTTTAGGAGAAAGTTGACTCGCCTTAGAAACTCGGGTATGTCTAAAAAACAAGCACTACGAAAAATCTACACTGCCTTACAATCTCACGTTTAGTTGACTGTAAAGGTTTTTAGTATTTTTAGCGTGAACTTGGTATCGCCTAAATTTGTTTGACGGGTAAATACTGTTGCCTGCAAATTATCGCCAATAAGTCCAATATTGCGCACTGCGCAAGTTGTTGACAGGACGGGGAGAGTCCCGTTTAATAACGTCTCTGAGAAGGTAAAATCGCACGGTTGTATCTCTTCAACCTCTAAACCATCTGGTAGTTCTTTGAGGAAAGTGCCCGCAGCGCTAACGCTGCCAGAGGGCCACACTATATCTATATAATCTTCATATATAGACGGGTATGCACTAATTAGCGCTGCAGTTGCTGCAGGTATGCGAGTATTAATTATGTCTAAAAACTCAGGCGAGCCTGATGCATAGAAACCGCTGGTTATAAGACCGTTTGTTGTGGTAAACTTATTGTAATAGTCGGTTTCTAGCGTGAGCCCTATTGCACCATCTGATTCAAATTTGGAACCGGATATACTACCTGTAACTATAGTACCCACCCGCAAGCTGTCTCCGGTAAGTGTGCCTGTATAAGAGCCGCCACCGCTTAAACCCAGTTTAATAACACTAACATTTGCCCAGTCAATTATTTGGGTACCAATTTTATTTTGTACTATTAAATAATTGCCGTCAAAAATATTTTGAGCTTCCGGTAAATTGCTGATATTGACTATATTTGTCTGATTAGTTGACATCTTAAAGTATTTACATTATTATTTATAGCTACAACATGAAAAAGACAGGTGTCGGTGTAATAACATGCAATAGACCGGTTTTTTTAAAAAAACTTATTAATTCGTTAATACAGTGTAAAAATAGTATAAATGAGCTTGTTGTGGTAAACGATGGTGACACGATTACAAACTATGATTTGTCGTCAGGCGAGTGGATTAATAACGAGGTTAATTTGGGTGTGGGTAAGTCCAAGAACAGAGCATTAAATTATCTTTATGACAAGGGGTGCGATTATTTCTTTCTTATAGAAGATGACATCTTTATTGAGAGCCCGAATGTATTTTGTGAATATATTAAGGCAAGCAGGGTGTCGGGTATACAACACTTTAATTATGGTCCCGGGTCACCGTTTAATAGAAAACAAACTATTAAGGACGTTGATCTTAATAACAGACATTTACTCGATAACAGCTCATCACCCGCACCAAAACTAATAGTAGATTACAGTAATGACTGTAAGGTCGCTTTGTATGAGCACGTAGCTGGGTGTTTTTCATTTTTTACTAGGAAGGCAATAAGCGAAGTAGGCTTCTTTGACGAGCAGTATACAAACGCGTGGGAACATGTAGACCACACTTTTAGGATTATTAATGCAAACATGCACCCGCCTTTTTGGTGGTTTGCGGACATCAGCAATAGTGATAGTATGATAAGGGTACATCCCGACGCAATTGCTAACAGCTCAATTTCTAAAAACCAACAAAAATGGATGGAGAACGTACAGCGGGGTAGAGAGATATACTTTAGAAAGCACGGCATTTATCCAAATCAAACTAAACACGTAGATGAGTTAGACGTCGTTGATCTTCTTAAGAAAATAAAAATTAAACATGGTTGACATTACCCTAATATCATGTTCTTATAACACACCACAAGTGACCTTAACAATGTTAAGGTCATTCTTTGCACACCACACACATATTCCCGTTTTGATATCGGAAAATTCATCCGACGACCGCACATTGAAGTTATTAGAGCTGCACAACATACCGTTTATTATTAATAAAAACGGCCTTCACATTAGGAGCATTGATCCGCTGCTCGAACGCGTGCGAACGAGCTATGCTTTACTCGTTGATACAGATATTATTTTTCTTAAAAATTGTAACGATGTTTTTGAGGATTTTAAGCGTTATAACTTGGCGTTACTGGGTGAAATCTGCGGTGATAGGGGAGGTAAGAAGATACATAATAGAGTGCATCCATGGTTTTGTTTTATAGATGTTAATAAAATTAAAAATAATAATATTACTTTTTTTAACCCCCAAAAACACAATCGCAAAGATGGAAAGCTATACGACGTAGGTTGTACGTTTTTTAGTGATATTCTGGACTGCAAGTTGAAAATTGGTGATATTAACTTGGAGAATGATTACTTTAAACATTATGAAGGGATGTCGTGGAGAACTGAGAGATACGGTGAGTGTGCAGGAGATATCGATCTAGATCATACTGCTACTCATAATAATAGATATTTATATGAATGCGGCTTGCGAGTGTGGGATTCATATCTTCCTGAAATATCTAAATATGAAAATGTGGTTATACCGCGTAACCTATAATAGTTGCATAATAGTTTGCGGTAAATCAATAGTATAAAAGCCCCCGTATAGGTGGTTTATCGGTATTTAGATGATAGTAAGATGTAGAGGGTTGAGTGAGAATATGAAAGATTTAAATCTATTAATAAAATTTCCAACCAGAAGTAGACCGGAAAAGTTTTTTGCTGTATTAGATGTATACTACAGCTTTCTTCTATCTAATAATGTTAGATTTCTAATATCCTGCGACTATGATGACGCAACCATGAACAATGAATCGGTTAAGTCTAGACTCAAAACCTACCCAAATCTTGATGTATTCTTCAGCCACAACACATCAAAAATTCAAGCGGTAAATGCAGATATGACCGGTATGTCGTTTGACATCTTATTGCTCGCGTCTGATGATATGATACCCGTCAAGCGAGGTTATGATGTTTACATTAAAAATATATTTAAATACACCTTCGACGGTGACACCGATAACGTTGCGTGGTTTAACGACGGGTTTCAAGGTCAGAGATTAAACACTTTATCTATACTAGGTAAAAAGTTTTATGAACGGTTTGGCTATATTTATAATCCCGACTACGAATCGCTCTATTGTGATGCGGAGTTTACTTGTATAATTAAACAGCTTAACAGGTATGTATATTCCGACATGGTCATAATAAAGCACCAACAGTATTCAATAATAAACGAAAAACCAGATGATCTCTATATTCGAAACGATCGATTGGAACGCAAAGACCGAGAAACCTTTCTTAAAAGAAGCGCTGCTAATTTTTTTCTATAATATAAATGGCTAAGAAAATATTAATATCGTTCGCTACTAATCCAAAGTGGTATAGAGCGCAGCATTTGTTAAACAATAGTGCAAAAGACGCCGGCTTTGATGGGTTTATTAGCTACACCGATAAAAATATGGTTTTGGGGTTCGCAGACAAATATAATGATGTATCCACTACGAGGGGGTATGGGTTCTGGCAATGGAAGCCTATTATTATTTTAGATGCTTTAAATATGCTTAACGATGGCGATATAGTAGGTTATGTTGATAGCGGTAACATAATAGTTAGCAGTCTTAAGTATATTTTTGATGAGTGCGACAAACAGGAGATAGTTCTTTTCGATAATAGAGATGGAAATTTTCGAAAAGATACTCATAAAAATAGAGAATGGACAAAGCGCGATTGCTTTGTCCTCATGGGCTGCGATACAGAAGAATTTTATAATGCCCCACAAGTAGATGCTTCATATCAGTTTTACAAAAAAACACCAAAAACAATTAAGTTTTTAGAGAAGTATTTAGAATTTTGTTCTAATGATAATATAATTTCGGATTTGCCTAATATAACGATGCCTAATTTGCCTGAGTTTAAAGATCATAGACACGATCAATCCATACTGTCGTTACTAGCCGCGAAGCATAAGATAACACTTTTTCCTGAACCCTCAGAATGGGGTAATTATCTCACCGACAGACCTTACGCGCAATTATTTTTACATCACAGAGGAACAATGTGAAATTTCTAATTATACAAGAAAACGGCCGGCATGAGATAAGCAGGCATCTTAGAGAATGTAACAGCATGCAGCGGGCTCTTGTTGAGTGTGGGGTTGAGTGTGACGTGTGGGGGCTCGGTCATGAAAATTATAATACCACACCCCGCTATAACGACTATGATGTAATCATAAATCTTGAGAATTATGATACAGGTTGGATGCCTACTTTATCCGATATTACTAAACCTTTAAAATTTCTATGGTCTATCGACAGCCATGTTAGAGGTTATAATTATTATAGAGAGGTGTTTAGAGCGGGCAGATATAATTACATCTTACAAGCCACCAAAGATTATTTAGATAAAGATAGCCTCTGGTTTCCAAATTGTTATGATTCTGAATTTATAAAACCTATAGCCGTAGAGAAGAAATATTTTGTTGGTTTTTGTGGAAATTATGTTAATCGTAAACCGTATTTTGATTATTTAAATTCATATATATCTTTGAAATTAGATATAGATGTAAGAGGTATTGATATGATTACAGCCATAAATTCTTATCACATACAGTTTAATAAGAATATTGCTAATGATATTAATTACAGAAATTTTGAAACAATGGGCTGCTGCACTGCACTATTGACCAACTATAATTCGCAGTATGATGAGCTAGGGTTCAAAGAAAATGAGAATGTGTTTTATTACAGATCTATTAAGGAGGCTGTTGATATTCTTAATCGCTTGAAGTTAGATGGTTTGAAAGTCCAGCGAGTTGCAAAATCTGGGTACGAATTTGTGCTCGCAAAACATACATTTAAAAACAGAGCTAAAAGCTTATTAAAATTTATAACCACCAAAATATGATAATTATAATGGTTATAAAATAGTTGAACTGCGGGTAAATTTCTTTATATTATATATATAATATGATTGTAAATGATATTAAAAGTTATGACGGTACGTTGATTCACAAGCGATTTGCTTATAAATATCATCGAAAAAAAACGCTGCCTATTGGTAATATTATTGCTTTCCGCTCACCTATGCACGT